ATAAGTAGAGGAAGTCGTGTTGCAGGTAAAAACGAAATACATAGAAGATTACAAGTAGATGAATTTACAGAGAAGCCAAGACTAGTATTTTTTAATAACTGTGTTAACACAGTAGCACAACTACCCGCATTACCTATAGATAAAAAGAATCCTGAAGACATTGATACACATTCAGAAGATCACTTGTACGATGCTTTAAGATACGGAATAATGTCAAGACCTAGATTTAGTATATTTGACTATGACCCTAGAGGTGTACCAACGAATAGTATGCCTGTAGCTGACGCAACCTTTGGATATTAATTATGGCAGAAGAAGAAAATAATATGGAAACTGATGCGATAGCATTAGAAGATGTAAATGAGAACACGAGTAAGGAAGATGTAAACGTAGCTCAATTAGTAGATTACGTTAACTCTAAATTTAAAAAAGCAGAAGACTACAGATACGAAGACGAACTACGTTGGGTAAAAGCATACAGAAACTATAGAGGAATATATGGTCCTGATGTAAAATTTACAGACGCAGAAAAATCAAGAGTATTTATTAAGATTACAAAAACAAAGACTCTTGCATCATATGGTCAAATCGTGGATGTTTTGTTTGCGAATAACAAATTTCCATTGAGTGTTGACCCAACACAATTACCAGAAGGAGTTGCTAAAGATGTTTCATTTGACCCCCAAGAACCTGAAAGCTTACGTAATCAAGGTATGGAATCACCTTATGGTTACGATGGCGATGGTATGGAGTTCCCTAAAGGAGCTACTGAAAAAACTTTACAAGAAAGGCTTGGTCCTCTCAAAGAGGATTTGCAAGAAATTGAAGGACTTAAAGAAGGGGTAGGCAAAACTCCTACATCCATAACATTTAGTCCAGCAATGATCGCTGCTAAAAATATGGAGAAAAAAATCCACGATCAATTAGAAGAGTCTCATGCAAATAAACATTTAAGAAGCACAGCGTTTGAGATGTCTTTATTTGGAACAGGAGTTATGAAAGGTCCTTTTGCTTTAGATAAAGAATATCCAAATTGGGATGAAGAAGGTAATTACAATCCTATATTTAAAACTATACCTCAAGTAACAAATGTTTCTATTTGGGATTTTTATCCTGACCCTGATGCTAACAATATGGATGAAGCATTGTATGTTATACAGAGACATAAAATGTCTAGATCAGACTTACGTGGATTAAAGAAAAGACCATTCTTTAGAGCTAACGTTATAGATGAAGTTATACAAGAAGGTGAAAACTATACTAAAAAATATTGGGAAGACGATTTATCAGACTACAATCAAGAAAACTATATAGACAGATTTGAGGTTTTAGAATATTGGGGTATGGTAGATACCGAAATGCTTTTAGAGCAAGACGTTGAAATACCCAATGAACTAAACGACTTTGATGAATTGCAAGCTAATATATGGATATGCAATGGAAAATTAATTAGATCAGTTTTAAATCCTTTTAAACCTGCAAAGATACCTTATGTTGCAGCACCATATGAATTAAATCCATATTCTTTTTTCGGAATAGGTTTAGCAGAAAATATGGATGATACACAGACTTTGATGAATGGTTTTATGAGAATGGCTGTTGACAATGCTGTATTATCAGGGAACTTATTAATAGAGGTAGATGAAACTAACTTAGTTCCGGGACAAGACTTATCTGTATATCCGGGAAAGATATTCAGAAGACAAGGAGGAGCACCCGGACAAGCTATATTTGGAACTAAATTTCCTAATGTAGCCAATGAAAACTTACAATTATTTGATAAAGCAAGACAGTTAGCTGATGAAAGTACTGGCTTTCCTTCATTTGCTCATGGACAAACAGGTATTACAGGAATAGGCAGAACTGCTTCGGGTATATCTATGCTCATGGGAGCTGCATCAGGTGGTATTAAAACAGTGATTAAGAACGTAGATGATTACTTATTAAAACCATTAGGAGAAGGTTTGTTTAGATTCAATATGCAATTTGACTTTGACCCTGAAATAAAAGGGGATTTAGAAGTTGTTGCACGTGGAACAGAAAGCTTAATGGCTAATGAAGTTAGGTCACAAAGATTGATGCAGTTCCTACAAGTAGCATCTAATCCTACTTTAGCTCCGTTTGCTAAGTTTCAATATATTATTCGTGAGATTGCTAAATCACTTGACTTAGATGTAGAAAAGGTTACAAATAATATGGATGAAGCTGCTGTTCAAGCAGAACTTATGAAAGCATTTGGAGGTCCTCCACAGCAAGAAGCTCCACCTGCGGGTGTTGATCCCAATGACCCAACGGGTAGTGGTGGAGGAACTATAGGAACAGGAATGGCTCCGGGACCTCAGGAACAAGGATTTACAGGAACACCTCAAGATGGACAAGCAAATACTGAGCAAGCTCAAGGGATTGGTCAACAACCCCCAACAATGGGAAGCAATTAGTAATTATATGGATGCTCTTATAGAGCAACAACATAAAGCTATAGAGCAAACTGACAGTGTGGTTATAATTCATAGAAGTCAAGGATCTATAGCTACCTTGCGTAGACTTAAATTATTAAGGGATGAAGTCAATGGACAATGAAATAGAAATATTAAGCTTTAGTGAATTAGAAAGATTTCGTAAAGAGAATGACTATTATCATATTACTGATCCTAGAAACTCTATAAATACAGAAGGTCAAGACCTTTCTGATCCTAAAGTTCAGCAGGCTATCATTGATGAATTGATGGAAAGAAAGAAAATGGATGTTATAGACGAAATGCCTATATCAAGAAAAGCAGGCGAAAGAATTAAACAAAGAAGATTAGAGCAAGCTGGAGATGGTAAGGCTTTAGAAGCAAATAAAGGTGGTATGCCCAAACAAATGGAAATGTTTGCTGATGGTGGATTAAAAGATGAAGGAGGAACAATTGACCCTGTTTCAGGTAATGATGTACCTCCGGGAGCAACACAAGAAGAAGTTAGAGATGATATACCAGCTAAGTTGAGTGAAGGAGAGTTTGTATTTCCAGCAGACGTAGTTAGGTTTATAGGTTTAGAAAAACTAATGGCTATGAGACAAAAGGCAAAAGCTGGGTTAAAAAGAATGGAAGAGATGGGTCAAATGGGTAATGCAGATGAAGCAACCTTACCTGATGATATGCCTTTCACTATTGATGACATAGAAATGGAAGATGACGAAAATGTTATCAAAGCACAGACAGGAACTTTTGTCGCTCCACAAGCTCCGTTACAAAGACAAGACTCTAAAGTAGTAGATCAATTTGATATTAGACCTGCAACTCCTTCTGAGATAACTTCTCCTAGTGCTCCTGTTGTATCATCTCCTATTGAAGCTTTTGATAAAACAAGATTCCAAGGAGATACCCCAACTGATTCTGTTCAAACCTTTGAGGAATTAGTAGGTACAAAACCGGGAGAGTATGACGAATTTAGACAATATAAAAATGATGCTGGTATGATATTAAACATACCATTTAAGAATGGAGAACCTTTGTATCCAATACCTGAAGGTTATGTATATGTAGAGCCTGATAAAACAGAAACCGAAGAGGTGACAACACAAGAGGTCGTTCCTAAAACTACAACGGTTACTGAAAGCAGTGATGACCCTGAAGAGCCTGAAAAAGCAAAAGATTTAGTAGGAGATGATTTTTCATATAAATCTTTATTTAAGATGGACAATTTAGATTCAACTATGAAAGATATATCTTCTTTACAATTAAATTTATTTGATCCAAAAAGAGCCGGTGTACAAGCATTTACAGGACAGCTTAATGTAAGTGATATTACTTTAATGGGATTAACATCAACAATGGAGGGGTTTAAAAATAAACCCAGCATAATAGCTGAATATGGTAAAAATTTTAACTTAGTTAACTTAGGAAATGCAGAAAGAGATGAACTATCTAGAGTTTTAAATGTTACAAAAGATGAATACGAAAATGTTTTAACTGATGATAAAGGTAACGCTTTAAACTTAGATGAATTAGTAGAAAAAGCTCAATCAAAATATGGCATGACAAATTTAACAAAAGAACAGTTACTTCAACCTAATACCAATATAACTTCTCGTAACAAAGTTAATACTCTTGTTAATAGTATAGTGCAAAATGAAATTAGTAGAAAAAAGGATATTGAAGTAACACCTACACCTAGACCTACTCAGATTACTACACAACAACCAGAGAGTAGTGATGGTGGTTATGAAGATACTGGACAATCTGTTATGAGTGATTTTGGTTCTGCCGAAGAACAGGCTGACCCTGATTTTGAGCCTGTTGCAAAAGGTGGACTACTTAAAAAGAAAACAAAAGTTAAGAAGATGAAGCGAGGTGGATTAGCTTCTAAAAAATAATCCACATAGTTGGCTACTTATCCCCCAACAATAATTGGCTACGATAACCCCAAGGAGTAAAAAATGGCTGAAGAAGCAAAAAAAGAAGAAATGGTGCAAGATGCAACACCAAAAAAAGTGGCATTTATGAATAAACCTTATTCTCAAGAAGAAAGAATGAAAAAGGATGAGGAAGAATTAGAAAGAATGTTGAAGGAGCAAAAAGGTGAAAACAAAGAAGCCGAAGACACAAGCGAAAAACAAGAAGAGCAAGAGCCTGAAAACGCAGAAGAAAGAACCTTCAAAAAACGTTATGGTGATTTACGTAGGCATTCACAAGAAAAAGAAAAAGAATACCAAAAAAAGGTCAAAGAGTTAGAATCTCAATTAAGTAACGCAACAAGAAAAGAAATGAAGTTGCCTAAGTCTGACGAAGACCTTGAAGCATGGGCAAAAGAATATCCCGATGTTGCAAAGATTGTTGAAACAATAGCAATGAAAAAAGCTAGAGAACAATCTGAAGGCATAGAAAAAAGATTAAAAGAAATTGATGAACTAAATGCCAAGACAACAAAGGAACGTGCAGAAGTAGAACTGTTAAAACTTCATCCTGACTTTGAAAGTATAAGAGACAGTGATGAATTTCACGAATGGGCAGATGAACAGCCTAAATGGGTGCAAGAGGCATTATATGATAATAATCAAGATGCTAAGTCTGCAGCTAGAGCGATTGATTTATATAAGATAGATAAGGGTATCACAACTCAAAAGCCTAGTAAAACAGATAAAGAAGCTGCAACAGAAATTAAAACCAAATCTACTAAAGCATCTCCAAGTGCTGACACAGGAACAAAGATAAAAGAATCAGATGTCCAAAAAATGTCAGCCAATGAATATGAGAAGAATGCTGATAAGATTATGGAAGCAATACGATCTGGCAACTTTGTATATGATGTATCAGGTTCAGCTAGATAATGTATTGACAAAACAGTATTTATACGTATAACTATATGTATATCTAAAGTGTGACCCCTTTATTAAGGACACTCACACCTTTTACCGACTTTAAAGACCACCCACTTATGTGAGCCTACACATGGTTAGCTACCATACGTACAACCTCAAACATGAATGGTCCTTATAAAGTATATTTGACTAAAATAGTACACCTTCTGTGTGCATTTGTGAAATGTTATAAAGGAGAATAAAATGGCATTTTCAAAAGCGGCAGGTTATGGTAATCTACCTAACGGTAATTTTAGTCCTATTATTTACAGCAAACAGGTGCAACTTGCATTCCGTAAGTCATCTATTGTTGAAGCAATTACTAACTCCGATTATTTCGGTGAAATTGCTAATATGGGCGATTCTGTTAAGGTTATCAAAGAACCTGAAATTACTGTCAAGTCTTATGCTAGAGGTACAACTATTACACCTCAAGACCTTGACGATGAGGAGTTCTCATTAACTATTGATAAAGCTAACTACTTTGCTTTCAAGGTTGATGATATTGAAGAAGCTCACTCTCACGTAAACTTTTCTTCACTAGCAAGTGACAGAGCAGCTTACAGACTATCTGACCAATTTGACCAAGAAGTTCTTGGCTATATGTCAGGTTTTAAGCAATCAGCTATACATGGTGTAGCAGACACTGTAAATACTACCGTTAATGGTGTAAAAGCAGTATCAACTGCATCTGATGGTGCGAACTTAGTTGGTGCAGAATTATTAGCTTCTATGTCAATAGATGCTTCTGATTTTACCCAAACTGATGGCACAGCAGGAACAGCTAACCAATCTATTGGTCTTGAGCCAAGAGCAGGTGGAGCAACTGCAGCTAAATCAGGCACTACAGGTAATGCTTTTCCTTTACAGGTTATAGCACGTATGGCTAGATTATTGGATCAACAGAATGTTGACACTCAAGGAAGATGGCTTGTTCTTGACCCTGTATTCATTGAAATCTTAAAAGACGAAGATTCAAGACTTTTAAATTCAGATTTTGGTGGTTCAGGATTACAGAATGGTCTCGTTCTTAATAATCTACACGGTTTCCAAGTTTATACATCTAACAACCTACCTACATTAGGCACAGGTCCTTCTACAACAGGTGGTTCAAATGCTTCAAACTTTGGAATCATTGTCGCTGGACACAGTTCAGCAGTAGCTACTGCAGAGCAGATCAACAAAACAGAGTCTTACAGAGACCCTGATTCATTTGCTGACATTGTTCGTGGTATGCATTTGTATGGCAGAAAGATTCTCAGACCTGAGGCAATCGTTACTGCTGCTTATAACTTAGCATAAGGGAGATTTAATTATGGCGAATATTACAGCTGCTTTAAAAGCCGCTTCTGGCAACTCCCAAAGAGGCAGAAACGTATACTATGTAGATAACGTTATTGACTTAACTGCTAATAGTATTAATCCTAACGGTGATACCATTCAAGCTATCACAGTTCCAGCTAATACTCTTGTTGTAGCTGCTGGTCTTCAAGTTGTAAACAGTGCAACTATGAACACTGGAACAGACGCAACTGCATCACTCGGTTTTACAGGTGGTGACGTTGATGAGTTTGTTGCAACTTTTGATATTGATGGTGCAGCGGATGGTGCTTACGCTCCTCAGATTGCAATCACAGGTTTAACTGCTTCCACTTCTGATGACACAATTGATGTGTTATTAGCAGGTAGTGGTGCATCCTTTAGTGCAGGTAAAATCCGTGTTTATGCAGCAATGATGGATATCAGCGACCAAGGCGATATGTCTGCCAACGAAGTTGACAGAGACACTTTAGCATAACTTATTTTTTATAAGTATATGTATGCGTTTAGAGGGGGTGGGGTGACTCATCCCCTTTTTATTATAAGGATGATAACATGGCAATAACAACAGCTTTGTGCACAAGTTTTAAAACTGAATTGTTGGGAGGCATTCACGATTTAGATTCTCATACAATTAAACTAGCTTTAATAAAACCTTCTTCTTCAGGAACATATGATAAGACTACGACTAATTATTCAAACGTAACTGGAAACTCAGATGAGACTACAGGAACTAACTATTCTGCAGGTGGACAAACTTTAGATAACATATCTATTTCTAGTGATGCATCTTCAGGTAG